TCTTGTATATCGTATGCTGATCTTTCCACTTCACGATATCACTTACGCCACGAGGAAAAGATACATCTTCTGGCGGTAGACTCTTGAACTCTTCATAGAAATCAGCAACAAACTTCTGTAGATCAGCTTCAGTCGAGTTGAGCATCAGCGAGTACGCTTTCTTGAACTTGTCTCTTACTATCTGAGGCGTTGATGACTTGACAGCTTCGATGCCCATGATCTTGAGTTTAGGTTCTGCGTATTGTACACCCTCATTATTAAACACGTTAAGTATATAGCGTTTCTTAGCAGTCCAGATACCCTTATCAGCAATAGCTTCACGAGCCATAACCATTCGACTATCGTATGCGTTCATTCGCTCAAACATCGCATCATACGACTTGGCTAGAATAGGTACGATCTTTTCTTCACAAGCTTTATCGATGAACTTCACAGGATCTTTAGGATTGACAGCTTTCACTAGAGGAGACATATCAACATAGAGTGAATCTGTGTCCATTGCGATAACGTAATCATCATCAGTCTTGAGCATCTTGTTTAGAAACTCATTCATGGCTTTCTCAGCCCACTTGATCGACAACTGACCAGATAGCGTAATGCCCTCTGCTATTCTAAGATCGAAGTATCGGAAGTAATTATTACCTAGAGCACCATAAAGTGAGTTGAGCAAAATCTTTACAGCTTGTTGGGTATTATCTAGTCGATTGATTTCTCGGTCTAGATCAGCAGTCTTATCTTTCTCGTAATCTTGCTTGAGTTTAAGCATATCAGTCTTAACAACCTTTCGCTCATTATACAAACCGATAATGATATCTGGCAGAATACCACGCTTGTCTTTACGATACATCGAACCATTTGCCGCTACTGCAACATCCATCGCTCTAGCATCTTCAGTCAACTCATTGTTCAGATAGTGATCTACACCACCAATAGTAAAGTCGCCACCACCGTTGAGTAGAGTCTCTGGCGACATATTGTACTGAACAATTAGATTAGGATATAGAGAGTTTAAATCGAATGAAGTGACCCACTCAGTCATACCAACTCGTGGCTCTTTTACATAACCACCTGGATATGAATCTTTGCGTTTAGCTACAGATGGTGGCACAGCAATATTTCTAGCACTCAGGTAACGATATATGATAGAATCCCATATACCAGTCGTACCAAACGTATCAGCGTAATTCACACCACCCTTGTATGCGATAACTAAGGCTAGATCCATAAGACCAGTCTGCTTATCGATCTTGTCAACCAACTGAACATCTTTAATGTTATAGTCGATGAACTTCTGGTGATTAGACTTATACAGACCAAACAATGATCCATGCTCTGCATAAGATAGCTTCTTCTCACCGAGAACAGTAGAGGCAATATGATCTAGAGAGTATGAGGCTTGAGTGCCGTAAGTGAATCCGAACTTCGTGAAGAGATCATAGTAATCTACTTGCTGTACACCGTAAATCTCATAAGCATCCATATCTCTGCCTTTGATAGCAATCTGACGATACTTCGTGATGCCAAAAGGAGAGAACTTCTTCACAGTTTCTTTACCGAGAATATTCTCTGTTCTTTTGATTAGATACGGTATATCAAATAGTCGAATGTTCCAACCAGTAATAATGTCTGGGCAGTTATGCATCCAATAGTTCAGAAACTTCAGCATAAGATCAGTTTCGCCAGCACACTTCACATAAAGAACTTCTGCGCCATCTAGCTCTAGCTCTGTCTTAGATACATCATAGTCACCAGTACCCCAAACATAGTAAGTGTTTAGTTGGCTGCTTTTGTAGCAGATAGCAGTAACTGGATACTTAGCTTGATCTGGCTCAGGGAATCCATCATCCGACTGCACTTCAATATCTATGTTGCCAACATTGATCAGCTTAGAATCATAATCGATCTTGCCTGGGTGCTTACTGTTCAAGAACTGAGCAGTAAAGTTTGAGTTACCGTGAACCTGAAAGTTATCAATATCTTTATACTTCTTAACGAAGTCGCTGGCTTCAGACATTGATTCTAGCTTGATAGGTTCAACAGGTTGACCCTGAAGAGTCTTCCACTCGCCAGTAGCCTTCTGTGACACAAGATACATAGTAGGCTCAAACGGCAGTCTAGCTTTAACAGCTTTGCCCTGATCATCATAACCACGATACAGCATATTATTGCCGTATCGATTCACACAAGTATAAAAACTCAAATTACTACTCCAAATAAAAATTGCATAATATAAGAAACATTGTACACTATAAGAAACATTTTGTCAATACTAATCGACTCTCTCACCAACACCGTAATCAACTACTACTGGAAATCTTGGTACTCCATCAGGTGTAAGTCCGAAGTATCTTAGTGTTGCCCACTCAGGAGTCTGCTTAGATTCCCACAACTCTTTGAGCTGTGCTTGATTACCACGAACACCAGCACCACAAGTCGTGCCATCTGGCAGTCGGAGAACAAATCTCTTGACGTGTCCAGACCAATTGCCTAGTCCCTCTTCAACAGACACCACATCATACTCTTCTGTGATAAACTGCTTTCTTTTGAGAAGGCTTTTAGATCGTTTACACTCATATTTCTCATCAAGTCGAACCATCTGACCTTCATAACCATCAGACATATAAGATGCATACAACTCATCCAACTCATCTTGAGTATCGCAGAAAGTGGTAGGCACTAGATGTAAGTACTTGTCAAAGAATCCAGGTCTGGTAGACTCCATTGTTAGACGTTCGCTTCTTAGAAAGAAAGTGGTATCAGGCTCATTACTATCATAAACATCATAAACGTGATATTGTACCAAACGCTTAGATTCTTCGATACCTTGATCTGACAGCTTAGTCTTTCTAACTAAACTAACAATCTTGTTGAAGTCTTCTTTCAACTCATGATTATATAACTCACCATCTAATGTAATAGCGGGATTGAGTGCTACGACATCTTTGATCTCATCCCAGATGTGTGGACAGCTATTGATAGGCTTACCGCTTCGTGTCCATAATCCCTTTGAGTTTGCTATACAGCGAATGCCGTCTAGCTTGGGTTGACTGAATCCAGACGATACTTGAACCTTTGTCTTTGTATAGTCCGCAGCCAGCATAGGCTCAAACTTGTCGTATGAGTCTATTTCGGTTATGTTCAGAAAATATTCTTTTTCAAGGCGCTTATCCCAGATAGCCTTTGCTTCTGCTTGGGCTTGGGTGTAAGCGGTAGTACTGTTGATCTTGCCAACATTCTTGGCTTCGCTGATATTCCATTCACTTGTGACTTTCTTGCCATCTTTGAGACCGGCAATTGTTCTTGTACCTGCATAGTCGTCATTAGAATATCCAACTTCGATACACCAAATTCGTACTTTGCCTTTACTGTCACGTTTATATAACTCAGGTAAATCTTCAATAAAATTCATAGTGTAGTCCTCTCTAGTAATGTGTCATTATAACACAAGTTCTGAGGGATGTCAAGAATATCTTGACGGTTGTTATGTATCCTTAATTTAAGAGATACTGATCAAGCTATAAGCGATTACATATGTGCTTACTGCTAACATCATTAAAGTCGAAACTAGTTCACAAAAGAACCCATCGCAACTCTTAGCCTTTAGGTAAGAGAGTGCTTTTTTCACTTTTACTATTGCTCCTGTTATGGTCGTGTTTAATTAGATGAGCCACAATATGTGACTCACCCATGTACTGCTTTACTTCTTTATGTTACTCTGAAAGAAATTGTTTCTCTTCAACCGAAGCATTGATAGCGATCTTTCGAGGCTTATCTTCTTCGGGTATTACATTTTCTAGCGTAATGCCTAAGATACCGTCTTTGAAAGTAGCATCTGTCACGACGATGGTATCAGCAAGTGTGAATGTTCGACTGAACGATCTTGCGGCAATACCTCTGTGTAGATACTCTTTCTCTTCTGAATCCTCTGAAGTACCTTCTACGGTGAGAATCGAATCCTTTATCGTGATATCGATCTCTTCTTCTGAGAATCCTGCTAGAGCTAATTCAACGACATACGTTGTCTCGCTCTCTTTAGTAATGTTATACGGTGGATATGTTGTCTGTTTTGTAGCTGGCTTTGCCAACAATTGATCAAAAATTCTATCAAATCCAAGTGTGTTCAACGGATCATACGTGCTTTGCAAATAAGTCATATTAGACCTCCAAAAAGTAATGCAAGGTTAAGTTAATGTAAGACCCCTAAGGCATCTTACACTGTTATTTATACAAACTTAACCATGATTTATGACAATAATGTTACTTTTTTGCATTACTTTTTTGTATAAAGGTTATTACTGTAACTTATATTCACACTACTGCCACTCGCTCCAACATTTACGTTCAGTAGTATATCCTGTGATCACTCGCTCTCTCTTACGCTGTCCGGCTTTAGACGCACCGCCTAGAGCACCGAGAACAGTCATAGCGTCTCTGCCATTACCACCACCAAACTGATTACCTATAGCTCCTCCAATAAGAAGTCCAACGAACACTTCTGAGTCTGACGCTGGTCGATCAATCATACCGTATACAGGAATTTGAACATATTCACAGACTTTTACCCACTGTAGGAGTCTTGCTGGACTTTGATCTCTAGCGTCTACACTTGAGCAGGAAGATAACACTATGGCCGCAATTAACGTCATTATAATTTTCATACTATACACCTCTTTGATTTGAAGTACTATTATATCAAACAATTAAGGCTTTGTCAACCCCTAATTATAAGAATTCTGGATAACGATATACACCCTTATCATCTGTATATCATCCTAACTCATCGTGCGATTTACCTGTTGATCCGAAGCCACCGTTTCTGTCTGTTTTCTGAACAGGCTTTGATTGAATAACATACATATCTGGTCTGTTAGGAGTATTGATGATCTCACCTTGAGCAACTCGCATTCCATCACGAATCTCTAGTGGGTTTCTTGATACATTGACAAGCATAACATAAGACTGCTCGACATAATCAGCATCGACTACACCTTCACAATTAGCTATGCTTATTCCTTGCTTCCAAGCAAGTCCTGATCTAGGGTGTATTCTAAGCGATTGATTTTGATCCAGATCAAAAATTAACCCAGTAGGAACTAAGCATCTTTCACCTGCATAAAGTGGAATGAATCCGTTTGTGAGTTTTCTCTTTGTTGGATTGTTTGATGCGCCCATAATGGTCACTTCGTCTTGCTCTCGAATCGATGCAGATAGATCGAAGCAGGCTGACCACTTAGTACCATAGATTGGCAAATGGGCTTCATCAAAT